CCCAGACTGTTTCCATACCCACTGATCTGCGGCATAGGTATCGGTGGCGACCGCCGCAAAGCTGGTGCCGTCCTGCCATATTTCCATATTGCCATTGATGATGGGGTTAACGTCTGGTGTTCCATCAAATAATAATATATCTGATGTATCATCATTATCGAATGTGAACCCAGGCTTCGATATAACTAAATCATATCTTCCATTAGCGGCGTAGAAATAGAAAGACCCATCGGCTTCTGTGGAGATCGGATTGGATAGTGGGGTGATACCATTATCAGAGTAAATAGTAGCGGCAGACCCACCCGCTACATTAACTTGTACCAGCGCACCGGCAATCGGCCTCCCGTCCAAACTACTGATAATGGAATCAACATATTTTTGCATAATTTACAAAACCCCATCCGATTCAGGGATTTCCTCTTCGGAAGATTCTTCTTCTGCTGCTTCCTTTTCCGGTGCCGGTGGGGAATTAACGGGGGTCGGGTTGTGATACTGTTGAGCAGTCAACCATCCTAATTGTGCAGCCCCCTCTTCCTCTTCCGCATTTTCCACTACGAGAGTAGCCCCGTCCTTTTGGTAAAGACATTTCGGGTATTCAATATATACATACATCTACAAATCCCTCCTTCTGGCACGATCCGCACTGTTCATGAACTCTTTAGAGGGCTTCCACCCCTTTCCCCTAAATTCTATCTCTTCTTCCTTTGAATATACAGCAATAGCTTGCCAGGAATCCGGTTCATCCGGTCTTCCTTTCATAAGTTCAGCATACACTTTTCGAGGATTGTAGGAACGGGAGATGGTAGAACTCATCTGCGCCTCACGCGGCGTGACGTTTAGCGAGGGTGGGAGGGGGCCGCACCCCCTCCCCCGCTCGAAATCGACCTATTAGAACTAGGCCGAGGCTACGCGACAAGCCAATTCCGGACGAATGGTCTTGTACCCGTAAAGGATATCCGCTCTCGTGATGATCTTATCAGTCGTGACATCGTAATCCCGAATCAAACGCATCGAGATTCCGTCCATCGTCTCACGTGCACCCCAATCCAGACCCTTCGGCATGTATAGGTCCGCAAAAGCGATGGCAAATGCCTGTTTCTGGAAAGCGAGGGTCAGTCCGTACACCAGACTGGCTGTCCCATCGAACGTCACCGCGCCGCCGTTCGTGGGGGACGCGGATACGTTCTGCAACGCTCCAGTCACCACAATAGACGGGCTGATGGAAACTGCGAGTGTCGCACCGGCTGAAGTCGCGTCAGCGGTGACAACAAACTTCTGCAGCCGGCCAGTATCTACTTTGGTTTCCGGATGAACTTCATTACATCCGGCCATCGTGAAGACCTGACCCTTCTTGAAGGTATCGGCACCAGCCAATCCACCGAGGGTGACAGATGCACCGGTCTGACCAGCACCGGAAACGGTGACAGCAGCCACCTTATTCCCGTTGGTAAGACGGCCAGTCAGGGTATTGGTATACCAATCGAACCCCGACGTACGCCCCATGATACCCTCACGATACTGCTTGGAGATCGCTTGAGAATCTTGGAACAGGCCCTTCAACGAATCGATGATGGTTGCCGCGTCCAACGGGGGCATCTGCAAACACCGCTGGGTCCTAGGGGCTAGGGAGTTATCCAGCCGCGCCATGGCCTGGAGATAAGTGAGTAGCGCGGAGGGGGTCGTTCCGGCAGTACCGACCTGTTGATAAACATCCAATCCCATCGCAAAGGCATCGGCCTCGGTTGCAGCCGCAATCACAGCCATAGCGGGGTCGAGAATCCGTTCAGAGAAGTCATCCACGCTCAAAGTGAGTTCTGAAGCGAGGAAACTCATCGGAACGTGACGCTGGGTACCGACTACCAAGGATACGGACGATTCGACCGTATCCTGCGGGGTGATGGAAGCCCCCGTTGCTGTGGTGTATTTGTTAGGGAGGCGGATCTTCAGAGTATCGCCAATTTTAGCCCCGTCCTTGGCGAAGGAGTCGTCGTATTGACGTTCAATGTTACCAATGAACGACAATTTCTGATGAAGAATCATCAGGGCCTTTCGAGTGACCATTGTGGGGGTCAGGATTGTATTGGGCATTTGAAACCTCCAGGAATTAGGATAGTTCTGCCTACTTTAGCGGGGGGCAGTTTTACCCGAAGGCCGTATTTATAGCGCGGTACGGGGCCGCGAAGGAAAAAACTAAGTGATGATCTTTGCAGCTTTCAATTGCACCAAGAGTGCATTGAACTGCGTAATAACTTCAGTCATAGTCGTGATGGCCGTATTTCTATTACCAGCCGTGTCCCATCCACCAGCCGCAGCACCGGTTCCACCAGCCGGAATCGTACCAGCCACAGCCGCTACCGAACCCTGCGTGGTCAGGATAGCCTTAATGCGGTCCTCTTCTGTTTGTCCTTCACCAATCCTAGAAGTCAGCATCGCAACCTCCTATTGTTGAATAAGTTTAACACGCCCTATCGCCCCCTGTCAATCACCGCGCCCCATAAAACCTAGCATTAGGATTCTGCCTTCTCAGACGGTCAGTCTCCTTTCTCAACCACTCCTCCACGGAGTCTTTGTCGTTGGGGGCATTATCCAACGAGGTAGGGGCCGACCCACGAATAGACGGGACAGGGGTAGGTCTTGGGGCCGGTTGTGCGGTATTTGGAGCTATTGATGGGGTGACGTTTCCCCCACCATTACTGATAGTCTCTCCCCCCTCAGCCTGTTTAATTTCATAATCAAGCTGTGCAGCCAATCGACCGATCGCAATGGTCGCTGAACGGGGGTTCAATTTAGAGATCCTAGCCGCTTCATCCTTGTGGGCGGCTAAATACAGCATCGTGAATGGGCCGAGGGCGTCCAATTCCAACACAGCATCGGCCATGGCCTCTGATATGGGTAAAGATGGGTCAGTGATTGCGTCCCAAAACCCATCCCCATATTCAGCAGCTAGCGGCTCAGCCTCTTTATTAAATGTCGAGATGCGTTCTTTGCGATACTCTTCGAATTGCGCCTTAGCCTTTATACTCTGCTCAGACTCTTCCTTATGCTTAAGAGTCTGTTCTACCATCGCTTTAACGTATTCCCCGTAAGTAGGGAAATCTTCCGGGTTTAAAGCATCACTGGCCGGCGGTTTTGGGTTTGCTGTGGTAGCACCTGGTGCAGTTTCATCTGATTCCGTACGAGGGATGGCCCCCATACGTGATAAACGCTCTCGCAATTGAGCGTTCTCCCGCTCGACCGTATCCCTCTGGCTTACCAGATCTGAAATTCTTGCTTGGAAACGACCGGATTTAACTGGGGGCTTGATGCTGGAAGGCAACTTAACCTTAGATTCCTTAGGTGCCGTCGTATCATCCTTAGATCGAGGTTGTTCAGGAACTAACCCCTGTGGCTCATTAGCCGGTGGGGTATAGGAAGGTTCCTTAGCGATTTCTACCGTACTGGTGTTGGATTCCGCCCCTGCTGTTGCTTCAAGTTCTGCACCCATGATGCCTCCTTATCGGAAAGAGTTCCGAAGGTTAAATAATACCTACAATTCACCCTGCATGACCAACATCAAAACAACCATCTCTTCCTCTGCCCTCCTCCTTTTTCTCCGTATGGCCTCTTCATCCACCACCGGCATCGGCATACCAACACTGGTCGGTTTACGGAGAGGAGGACGTACCCTACTATGTCTTGTCTTTACGGGTTGTATAGATGGAGCAATATAGGAAACCTCACGGAACGTAGTGAGAGGTTTCCTTTCGATTCTGTCCGTCCAATGGGGGACGGGTTTAGATTTTTCCAGTGCCAAGACTTCATTGTTTTCTTCCTGCACTAATGGGAACGCGGGGGGAGGAAGGGGCCAAGCTTTACGTCTACGGCCACCAGCACCGCCAATAGGGAGAACCCCAGCCTTAACTACTGCAATCGGTTGAGCAAGATCAGTCTCGACGATCTGCCCTACCCCTATAATACCCCCTCTAGTGATCGGTTGAGCAAGATCAGTCTCCACCACCATTGCAACTGATCTAGTTTTTACTTTCGTAAGCCCCTGGGCGGTATCGGTTTCAGTTACTTGCCCGACCGCCTTAGTCTTTGCCTTTCCTATAGGCTGGGCGGTGTCAGTCTCAACAACCTGGCTTACACCAACAATCGTCGATCCCAATACATTGATAGTTTGTGCAAGATCAGTCTCGACGACCTGAGCAAGGGTCTTGAGCTTTGCCTTGCTGATCGCCTGGGCAGTATCTGTCTCGATAGGTTGCCCTATCGCTCTAGTCTTTAATTTCCATATTGGCTGGGAGAGATCGGCCTCAACTACAATTGATACGGCTTTAGTCTTTAGTTTTGCGATCGCCTGGGCTGTATTTGTTTCAACAACCTGAGCAACAGCTATGACTTGACCGCTAGGAGGTAGAGTACCGATCCAATGGCGGCGAACGTATAATTGAAACTCAAATCGTGAGCGAAATACGCTCATGTTTAAATTTCCTCAAACGTGATGGAAGTACTGATCGTGACGGAATCTGCTGGCGCTGCCACAATCCCCAACGTCCAACGATCGCCAGGGTTCACCCGTGGCCGTGTTTCTGGTGTGTAAATCACTTCCATTGGAATACGGATATTCCATCCACGCTCCGTCAAGGTCTCTAAAGTGCCGGTACCAACCGCCATGCGGGTTGTATTATTAGCTTCGACCGTTGCACCCGTTGCGGCATCATTATCATCCAACGGATGAACAGTGGGGCTTGACCCGCCAGAACCACTCGTTACCGTTCCGACGCCACGTACTTCGTTAATACGAAGCACTTCTTCCTGTGCATCACCGAGGTCCGTCGTCTGGAAGATACTCCAACTATGAATACGAATAGGCTTCGCCGTCGCTGCAAGAATTTCCCAAAGATCAATCGCCGTCGTTACCGCTACCGCTGCCGTCATCGTTTGATACATACGTCCCATTGTGATCTCCTTATCTCACCAGCAAATGCGTGATTGGATGCGCGGATAAATAAATCAGACTGGTCGCCGCTCCGCCTGCCGCCGACTTGAACGCCGTCGCTTTGCATTGCGTGTTGGCGACGCTATGCGTCCAGCTTGCAGACTCCGTGGTCAAGGTCGAGGCAAAAAGCCGATGACAGGTATAGAGTCGTCCGGTCCCGTCACCTTGCAGGTTCGCGCCGCCATAATCGGCTTCCGGTGTCGGCGTGGCGCTCAATCCCACGGACGCCACCACCACACCATCTGCGACGGTCGTGGTAAAGGTATTGGTCGTGGAGGTCGTGACGGCGCTCGCGGTTGCCACGGCAGGATCTTGGTCCAGCGGCGTCCCTGATACGCCAGTATAGTGATGGAGCGACAGGCCCGCTCGCCCGCTGGATTGCGTGATCGTGACGGTCATCGCCCCGCCCGATGTCACGATGCACCAGTAGGAGCCGAACGTAGAAACATCGTGGGTCAGGGCATTCCAGGTGTTGCCCAGATTATCGGAAATGCCGGTGATGCTGTTGCCTGTCCGGTAACTAGCCACGACGAGATCGCCCACCGAGACGTTCGTGGAGAGCGTCACGCCCAAGGAGGCCGTGGGGTTGCCGGAGTTATAGTTCGACTGAACGTAACTCGCCATTTAGGGCAATGTCTCCACTGAGGCCCCGACGCTCATACTGACGGGAATTTCCACTTCAGCGCGAACCGTTCGCCCCGCCAGGTTCTGCGCGGAAGCCCCGAATACCGGCACAGGATTCACCCCACCAGTCTCAGGATCGGTATAGGCTCCTGAGTCCCATCGGGATGTCCCCGACAGCCGCCACACGCCTTGCTCGTCTAGCCAATAAATGCGAAACGTCACCGACTTACCCACTGCAATATAGGTGGCAGTCGTGACATTGAGGATCACGCGCAGATCGGTGATCCCTTGTGGCACCACGACGCTGGGCAGTTGATACACGCCTTGCCGTGTTTGGCGCGGAATGGTGACATGAACGGCCATTAGCGTACCTCCAATCGCACCGCATCAGGGCGGGATGGGACGTAGCCAGCCGCAAACGGCG